TATATATATGTAGGTACTTATATATAAGGTCATGCCCCCCTATCAAATAAAACGTTTACTTGTCACCAGATTCAAATAGTTCTTATGATCAATCGCTTGTTGTCCCCACTGTCCCACTACTATCAAGCTTGTATCACCATTGAACAGTGGCGGAAAAGTCAGACACTCTCACCCTCAACGGCAACAGCAAGTGTATACTTAAAACTTTAATTTACACTTGTGACTAGTACCTCAATGCGGCCTTTTGCATAATAAGAAAAGACGTATCAACTATCAACCATATGGATTAGTTACACCTTATGGCTATGGCTATATTGTTGTTGCCTTGGAGAAGTGGAGAAGTGAAGCGGATATCTTAAACTGAAAGCGTGGAGATATGCGACCCAATAACCTCACCTGTCAAGTTTTCATTTTAAATTGTCAAGGGGAAATTAAAATAATTGTTCGTATTGTGTTTATATGCGCACTTGTGTTAGACTGGTGGCACATTAAGAGAAACTTTAACCAAAAGGATAGATACAATGATAAATTACAAGACAATCCAAGACACAACACCGCCTTTACTAACAGAGATCACCGTTAGGGCATGGCTTGGATTCCTCTCGAGGCTAGACAAGGAGCTCACGGATTCAGGATATATCGAGCTAGACTGTTTACTGTCGGATGATTTTAGTGACATCTTTGAGGAGTTTATCGACAAAGGATTACTTTAATCGAGTCGGGGGGATTATTCTCCCCGCTTACAAAACTTTAACCAACAAAAGGAAATAAATGAGAACAGATATTGAAAAACATGAATTGAGAGAGATTCAGCAAGACACAACGAAAGCAATTTTTAAGTTTTTACAAGATAACTTGAGAAACCTCACGGCTGAACAAACTATAGGATATATGCAATGTTTAAATAACCTTGAATGGTCTGAGGTACACGAAATTGACGAGTTTCGGAGTTATAAAACTACGCGTAGCCCCACGTATGAATTAGGCAAGCCACGTTAAGCTTTCCCCTAGTCCACGATTGCGATTGTGGACTAGGATTTAATCTTAACCAACAAGAGGATAACATGAGTAAGAAAGTATCAATACAAAAGGCTGTTAGTGAAGGCCTAATATACGGAAAACAAAATTTTAACGCCAAAACATTGTGGGGTGTTAATGTTAGAAGTGGGGCGTATATCATTCATTCATATCACAAGCCGATAGCGGTATATTGTGGAGGACAATGGTATATTACACTTGAAAAGTTTAGCCCTACTTCCTCAAGGCATATCAATATTGTAAAGACTCAAGCGGATTATGCCAGTGGCTTGTTAGGGGAGTTAATCCCTATGAGAGTATCACAAACTGAGCTATGCGAGATAATCGCACGTTAAGTCTCACCCTTGCCCACGATTAACATTGTGGGCAATGATGAAAACTTAACCAAAAGGAAAGGATAAAATGAGTAAGTTTAATATGGAAATAGTGACAGGATACGCCATTAAAGAGATATCAAGAGATAGAGTTATTGAAATGATGAATGAGCAATTCACTACCCTTGAGGAATTTGAGGGGAGAATTGAGGTAATTTCAATTGATATCGCTAATAAGCTAGGTGTCGACGTGAGTTTTAGAGATATGGAAAACCAATTTCAAATTTGGTTTACTGAGAAGGGCTATAAATTTGATCATATTAATATTTAACAACAAGGAAGGATAACATGGCGAAACCGTCAATTGAAAAAGCACTAAATGACTTAGAAAATGGCAATATATCAGACTTTAAATCGTGGGTAAAAAGAGCGTCAAAGCTTGATATACTCGACGCAATAGAGCTTTATGCCTCACTTTATGAGGGTAGGCATAGACTGATAAATCACATGAGAAGAACATTGACCGACACAATTTAACCGAAAGGAAAGGATAACATGAGAATAATAGCAATTGACATAAACCACAGTGATTTAATCTTGTCTCCCCTCGATTGGCAAAAAAGAGGGATAATTAAATATCCTAATGGCGGGGAGAAAGTGCCTACGGAATTTATGTTTAAATTTAAAGGAAAGCTAAAGAGGGTATATCAAAGGATAACATTTGATTATGGCACAAGATTTATACTTAATGAAGGACACAAAATAATTCTGAACATAGCCTATTAAGGCGATAATGAAACTTTAACCAAAGGAAGTAATACAATGCAAAAATTAGACTTAGATTTTAAAGAATTAATTAGATGTCCTCTAGGGTGGCAAGAAAGGGGATTAATGAAATATCCGCATGGAGGGCTAAAAATTGAAACTGAATACAAGGTAAAACATAATGGCAGAATGAAGCGAATTTATTCTTGGATTATGAGCAATTCAGGCGGATTATTCATAATGAATAAGGGTAAGGAGTTGCAAATTGAAATTGATAATTGGGGGCAAGAATGAAGGATACTAGGCGTTAAGCTTTTCCCTAGCTTATAACATCTCGTTATAGGCTAGGATTTAACCTTAACCAAAGGAAATAACATGAAATGCAATCAAGAAATTTTAAAGTTTCGCCTTGAACAGTGGAATAAAATTGAAGGAATTCGGGTAGGTGACTATCTGCAATTAGAGGAAGAGGAGAAGCCTAGGCGAGTAGCTCATAATTGGGGCGACGGCGTACAACCTTCAATAGGTAATGGCTCTCTATACCTAGGTAACGGATATATGAGCTATTCGGGTAGCCTTGATAAAACGATACCGAATGAAAACCTTGTCTTAACTAGCGATATTAAAGACGGCGATTGCTGGTTTTTTGATAAAGATAGGGCTGGAGCTGGAAGGGGTATAAACTTCACCGTGCCGTGTCGAGTATGGAAGGAGGTTAAAGGGTGAGTAAATTTGATAAGATGTCAGATGTTGAGCTGATAGCATTAACTTACAAAATATGTGATCAAGGCGATGAATATGGACATTATCTTGAATATGACATCGAAATAGAAATTAATCAAGCCGTAGGAAGGCTTTCGATGGAAGTTGAAAGAGCTAGAGAGATATTAAAAGGATTTATTGAAAGTGGAGAGGTGAAGGAATGATTGAGGAAAATGAAGTAATTTATAAGAGCAAAGTGATAAATGTTATAGCCGATAAAATATATTACTACAAAGAGAATATTGATTTTTATGGTAGCTTAATATCTTATGAAAAATTACTTGAGGTATTAAAAGGCTTACAAGATGAGATTGACTCATTGCCCCCACTAGAGAGCTTTAGAGTGGCGAACGGAGATGAAATTAATAATATTTGGTCAATTGATGATGTTCATAAAGTTAATGATGATCATATTGAATATTTTAGTTCATGCCCCGATGAAAATGACTGGGTTAAGCTTACTGATCAAGAAGCTAGACACATTTTACAGAAGGTTGAAAGTGGCTTTGACGCTGAAATGGGTATTAATTGGAGTCAAATAGAGTTTTGGGTAGGTCAATACCATGAGGGGGAGATACCTTTATAACCCTTAATCCGTTTCAGCAGGGTTACGAGACTTGTTAAGGGCAAAGCTCATAGCTGCTCTTGTAACCGCTTCCAGGTCTGCTCTAAAGTCCTGATCATATCCCCTCTCACGCCCACGAGTTTTCAAAAAGAAAATACTAGCCGTTGTATCCCCTGCGATAGCTCTTTTTGTGAAAGCGTCTTCTACCTCATCAACTATACGCTCTCTCGCTTCTTCAAGAACCTCTTTAATCTCGGGGTCTGTGGACACAATGCGCCGAATTGAATTCCTAGCGCACTTGAAGGCCATTGCAACTCGAGTCAAATTCCCATTCTGCTTGATAATCTCTTTCTTGAGCTTTTCTCTATCAATGGGCACGCCTGGCAAAGGGTTCGTCGCTTTTTCGGCTCTATTTTTTGGGTATCCTGCCATAATTAAAATAATTCCTTTATGCTCTGTTAACCTTTTTCTATCGGTACAGACATTTTTTATCAACTCTTTTCTTTTTTTTATGTTTACGCTTGACACTTACTAGAAGGCGTGTTATAGTATACGTATACTTTAACCAAAATAGGTAACATGAACACAAGGAGAATGAAATGTATAATATTTATCAAGTAATCCCTTCAAAACTAACTGAAATAATTTTAGTAAGTCAGGAATATTCTTACGGAGATGCCGAAGGATGGATAGAGGCAAACGAAGAATTTGGAATAATGTTTATCACTAAAGAGAATATTTTAGATGTTAAAATGGGGGGATTCGATGCTTAAATCAATGCAAAATTATATCGACCAGCAAAAGAAAGATGAAATAGAGCGCAAAGAACTTTATTCACATAGAATCCACATAATGGAATGTGCTATTAAATTATTGAAAGAGCACTTGCATTATAAAACGGTAAACAAAAGAATTACTGATAAGTTTGATTGTAAAGTCGGAGATGGTAAACATGTCAGAATGTTTATTGATAAAGAATATTCTACTACTAATAGATTAAGGTTTCTGTGGAGTAATAAAGGATGGGAAGAGCTAAATTTTCACTTTTATCAAGATAATATAACGCCTCAAATTTTGATTGATGATCTTGAGGAAAATCTCAAGAGGCATAAAGAATGGGTGTCCGACAAGATAGACTTTGAAGCGATGGCAAAGTTTTTCGGCGATCTGTCCGCTTTGTGTGATACTGAGATGAAAATCAAATGGCTCACTGCTGAAAGATGGTCGAGGTATTAGCTTGCAGGATGATCGCAAATATTCTATACTATATGCTTTCTTGTAGGTAGCGCATGAAAAAAGGGGCTATTACTAGCCCCTCACCTTAACCAAAAGGAATGAAAACAATGAGGAAGGATAAACCCCTTGCAATCATCCCTAAAATACAACGGAGAATATTAAAATGGAAGAAAAAAAATTAGTTGTCTTAAAGCTTAAAGTCTTATGCGGAAAGAATTATTATTACCCCGATAATGAAATGGCAAATCATTTCCTTGATATCACTCGGGGAGGAGCGGGGAGGCGCAAGGTGTTACTAGATCCCGACCTTGCATCTTTAGAGAAAATGGGATTTGAAATTAAAATACTTAAACCAAAGGTTACCTATGAATAAATGTATTCCATCATGGCTAAATGTTAACGCTATGTACCTAAATAAAAATACTGGCTCCGTGGCTTATGGAGAGGAGAGACTTAGAGACTTTATGGAGTCTAGCGATGAAGATTTTGAGGAGTGGGCAGGCGATTCTCTCATAGAAGTTAGGAAGTCGGTTTCGGATAAGGAAATATCTGAAAATGGCGAATGGACTTCTAATGAGTGATAAAACAATTGAGGACTATATGCTCAGTCTCGGAAAGCTGGCTTTATTCATCGACATACTCTCAAAAGAACAGGTAAGCTATATAAGCTCGGGGATCTTAACAGACGACGAAATAGAGTTAGCTGAGACGCTTAAATGGCACTGCGCAAAATTGATGATCTCAATGGATGACCAAGTTAGGGCAGTAGGAGAGCGGACACCTAAGACATGGGAAGAAACTCTTAAAGATATAGAAAAACAACTAAAATCAGATAACAACGAGGAAAAAAATGGAAAACACAAAAAGCCGAGAGATAAGAGTTAAGGCTTCAAAAGATTATGATATGTTTAATTCCATTGAACATAACCGCCCAATAAATCAGAATCATGTTAATAAATTGATAACATCTATTGAAAGGTCAAACGATTTGCATTTACATCCCATTGTAGTTACACCAGATCTTAAGGTAATTGACGGGCAACATAGATTAAAAGCAGCTGAATTTTTGAAAATTCCGATATTTTATGTGACGGACTCAAATTATACAGAAGATAAATTGATGTTGCTCAACTCTAACCAAATGAACTGGAGTATTGAGAATTATATTGAATTTTGGGCTGGCAAGATGAAGGATGATTATATCTATCTGCGCAATCTTAAAAGAGAATTTGATATTCCCTATCTAGTCTTATGCACGTGGATACTTCCCGATGATTCAGGAAGAATTTGCCAAATAATTAAAGATGGCAAGTTAAAAATCGCAAGGAATGGAATTGGAGAGATGAACCTGCGTAAAGCTTGGGTTATAGTTGATATGATGAAAGATAGAAATTATCGACCATTGAAAATATACAAGCAAAAAGCCTTCCACTATGCATTAAGAAAATTTTTCTTCACTCCTATCTTAGATGAAGAGAGATTTTATGAGCGATTCGAGAACTACCCATATGATATATTTTATCGGTCTGCATGGGGAGAATACATAGATCAATTCGCAGATATTTACAACTTCAATATGAAGAATAAAAGACTAAAAGTAATTAGGACACAAAACAAAATAGAATTAGAGGTATAAAAATGGAAATGGATAAAGAGACACTAACAGATCATGTTGAAAAGATTTATGAAGTGATCAATGACATGCTTGAGGATGGAAACAACACAGATCTTGTAGTATCAACCCTCATACATGCGTCCATTGATACTCTATATAGAGCGTCAGAAGAAAATGCGATTGACCCATATAAAATATTTGGGCAAATGAACTATATTCTTTATCATACTATGGACATACATAATAGGACAATTATTAATAACCAACATTGCGATTGTTGCAAGGAGAGTGAAGACAATGACTAAAATATTATTTACCAGGCAGTCAAAGCCAAAGAAAGTCAAAGATGAAAGCGGTCAGTGGGTCTTCGAGGAAGATCCCCTCTCCCATCACATGCAAGAAGAAGAGATGAAAATGTTTATCTCTAAGAATGGAGAAGAACATGAGTTCAAGATCTTTAATGAAGTAAATAATATTTCAAGAGATTATCCAATAGACAAATGGATAGGGCTTAACAAGGCTATTGATGCTCTAAAGAAAGGGGACACGTTCGTTATATGGAAGTCAGATCGTGTTATGGCTGATCATATCGAAATGGCTAAGATGATTCTAGCTATTGAGAAGAAGGGAGCTAGCTTAATTTCTGCCACCGAACCAGATTTCTTTGAAAATGATGCGACATTTAGAATCTATAGAATGCTTGCAACTGAGTTTAACCGTATCGAGCTCGAAAAGATACGTGAGCGTACCAGAAATGCCCTACAAGCGAAAAAGAGAAGGGGAGAGCGAGTAGGATACATCCCATATGGTTATCGCCTTGATGGGGCTAAAATGATCGTTCCTTGCGATCAGGAGCAATCAGTCATAGAACTCATGTCTAAACTCTACCTTGACGAAGGAATGACATACAGAGAGGTTGTTATTGATCTCTGTGAAAGGGGTGTGTTGAATAGGGATGGACGTCCTTGGTCACACTCTGCGGTTCATCGCATATTAAAGAATCGTGAGAATCATGCGGAGTTTTATCTAGGATCTCTTTGCCCTTCTTAATATAAATCTCTACTCGTGGCTCTTGACTATAAAGTTTGAGAGCCATGATTAAACTTATGTCTCTATCATCCGCAATTACAATTCCAGGCAAGCAATCGAGATACCCCTTAACTAAGTTGTCAACATCAGGCTTGGTATTATGCCTTAACATCTCCTTATTGGCGTACTCTCTCTCTTTCTTTCGCATGGATTTTGGGATAGGTAAATAGAAAAGAAAACCAATATCAGCCATCTTTATCAGCTCAAAGTCTGGGTAGTCATTGATTATCTGCTGAGAGATGCATCTTTTTATTATTGCCTTCTCTCTAGCTATCGGATCATAAGCCCATACTTTACCATTCTTTAGCTGTCTGAATCGGTGTCGCTGCTGAGAGATCGGCTTACCAGGGATTACGATCTTCATAGTTTAGCCTTTTTTTTATGCTTCATCGGGTGTTGTCCTTTCACTTTCATAGCAGGATATCCGTGTTGCTCTGGATACCATGCTTGGAGATATTCATTTTGCCTAATTGCCAACAAAACATTGCTCAAAGTCTCCTCTGCGATCTCGTTAACTTCTGTGATTCGGTTTAAATTCTGTATCATCTTCTCAATCTTCTTCTCAAAAAATTGAAAAGTTTTTCGATTGAATTGCACAATGTGATTAGATTGATTTTCCAAAAGACAGCTCATTAATTCAGGATCTTTGAAGGCTGTTCGAACCTCTCTTTTAATCTTGTCTTTAAGATCCGATTCAAGTTTAGTGACAATATCGCTTATAATTTTAGGAAGTTCAGACTTTGATAACTCATCCAATTCTTTTTCTTTCGGAATTTTTCTCAATTTTTTCTTTTGCATAAGTCTCTCTTGTGATATTTAATAACCAAAGTGTTTCTCATGACACTCCTCGCTCGTTGTCTGCGTTTTTCCATTTCACAGGCAACGAGTTTTTTATTAAAAGGGAAGATCTTCATCCATAGGGGGAGTTTCATCAATCCCATTTTCAATCGCTTCTCTGATTTCTTCACAAATTGATTTCTTAAATCTTTCATGCGTTTCGGATTCTGTAAATTTTACGAGTTCCTTAAAACACCATTGATCATCATCCCCTTTCCATGATCTACAGGGCATACCGATCCAGTAGTTTTGTCCCTTTTCGAAATATCTGACTTCTTTAAGTTCTAGTCCCCAGGGTATAAGTTCCACATCACATTGAAGAATTAATGATCCCTTATTTTTCATGGATACGTTGTTTATCTTGATTTTTTTAGACATATTTTCCTTTTACGTTGAAAATTTAGATATATTTTTACTCATAGATATCTCCTTCTCGCAACGCTCCTTTGGCATCATGTGAAAAGCCTTTTGAGTTATCTTTGAATCGCTCGTGTTTTTCGAAGCGAGTCTCAGAAGTAAGTTCGATAAATTTTCGCCTCCTAGCGTTGGCGTGCTTGGCTCTGTTAAAGCAAATTTTACATGAGCTCTTTCGGTAAGATTTACCGTTACTATTACAGACATAAAACTCTCCCTTGGGTTTAGTTTCTTTACAGGTCTTACATTTATGCATCTATACCATGTTTCTCTATATTTATACAGAAAGCATCAGTATCTTCAGCGTCGATAATATGCCCCTCAATACGAATGATCTCTCCTTCTCCAGTCTCATGTGATGAAATAAAACAAAGTTTTTCCAATTGTTTTAATTCCCATTCGATCTTATGATCTTTCTTGAGACCAAGATAATCAGAATCACGGAGAATTGTTTGCTTACAAAGTTCAGTCCAAAGATTGGCAATTTCATTGCTTTTTTCTTTGATTTTTGAATAGCATTCAAAACAACATTTATACTTCAACATCCGTGGTGTTATCTCCAATCGTTACATGTAAAAATTCCCCCATCTCATGCCATTCAATTAACCCCTCTCGGGCTAAGGCTTTCAAGTCATTTCGGAACTTGCAGTAACTCTCAGAAAGATCTTCAGAAATCTCAGCTCGATTATAGATGACCTTACCGTCTTCATCCATTCTTCCTAAGCAGAGTGCATATACACTCATAGCACGGGGACAATGACGACCAATTTGATCCAGGATTTCTAGCGGAATTATTGTATTCATATCTACCTCTTAAAAATTTTGATATAAAATTAAATTTTTTTTTATTGCAAGAAAGAACTTCATAGTTTAATTTTAAATTTTACAACGAGGTGCGAATGAAACATCAAAGAGTCACCGAAATCTTATATCCATTCACTGGGATGAAATACATAGATCCAGTAATCCTTGAGAATGCTGCTGCTAGAGGGACGAAGGTTCACAAAATCTGCGAAAGCATAATCGAAGGAATTGACGGATGGGGTGTGCCTGATGAGCTTGAAGGCTATGTCAGCTCTTTTAGACAATGGTGGAAAAAGGGGCATGAAGTCGTTGCAGTGGAGAAGCGGATGTTTTGCGATAAGCTAGGAATCACTGGACAGGCAGATATAATCATCAAAGATGAGAAAAAGGGCTTAACCATCGTTGATTTGAAGACTAGCCAAAGCGAATCAAAGTCATGGATGTTGCAGGGATCAGCATATTCTTATCTTGCAAAACAGATGGGTTATGATGTAAAGAATATTTTATTCATTCGCTTGAGACGAGATGGCTCCGCTCCAAAGTTTCACGAATATGAAGAAAATTTTCAACTATTTGAGGAGTGTCTCAATGTCTATAGATACTTTTACGGACGAAAGCCAAGAAAAAGAACTTGATCAAGCTTCAAGATTATTGAAAAGGATACACCAGCGTGAATTAGAGACAATGGGATATATTAACGGAGTGCATAGAGATTTTGGCGACGATCCCCGAGACTTCAATCGCAAAAAAGACAGTAATGAAAATCAACTTTGGTATAACACCTACATATTGGGAGGGGGGAATTGATGGAAGAGAAAGGATTACAACTTGTGCCGAGAGAGCATGAAATGATGGTTTACAACACAATGGCAAAACAGGCGGTAGAATCAAAGTTCTATCGTAATTTTGGGGATGCCTCTGCTGTGATGACCATTATGTTATCAGCAAGAGAATTGGGGATTTCTCCGATGGCTGCACTCAACGGAGGACTGAATATCATTCAGGGCAAAGTAGAGATTTCAGCTCGGATGATGAATGCATTGATACGCCGTGCAGGCCACAGCATCAAGACAGTAAAATGCACTGAAACTGAATGTGAGATCGTTGGAAAACGAAATGATACTGAAGATGAGGAAAGTGCATCATTTAGCATTGAAGATGCTAAACAGGCTGGTCTTGTTAAGTCTGGAGGTGGTTGGAGTAAATACCCCAGCGATATGCTATATGCGAGGACGCTCTCTCGGCTTGCCAGGAGGCTTTTCCCTGATGTTATAGGCTGTGCATACGTCGAGGGTGAAATAAGCGGTGAGAGCCCTCCAAACAAAGTCCAGCCCAGGAAAGAGGAATCCATTGAGATTGAAGTAGAGGCTTTCCCCACGGATTTCATTGAGAAGTTTGAGAAGGATGATCAAATGTTCATGCAGGAATATATAAAATTAGTTCACGAAAAACGTGATATCAGCTATCAAGAAATTATTGGAAAACATAATGAAGATGAAGCTGATTTTATGGAGAAGTTTGAAAAATGGAAGGCACAGCAATCGAAACAATAACCTTCATATCTTACTACGTGATCATCTTTATCGCAGGGTTCCTAACAGGACAAGCAATATCCAGTGATGGAGGGAGATATTTATGAAAGAGAACATGAAACAATATGGCAAGTATGGTGCAATGGGTCTTTTGGGATTCATTATAGCTAGCATTTTGATTGGATGCGATTACTCGCCAATGGAAAGATTTAATGACCTGATGGGTCTTAAAGATGATAACATGCTCGAAGAGTCTGCTGAAAATCTCATTCGAGATAAGATCGGACTTGAAATTGATCTCACTCCCCGATCCGAAGAATGATGGAACTCCCCACGAAAGAATGCAATACTTGTGGGGAGCAAGTTCCATTAATCAATTTTACGAGGTCAAAGAATCGCTTTGATGGATTAGCTGCAAGATGTAAATCTTGCTCTAAAGCAAAACAGAAGTTGACAGAAAGTCAGATTCTGAGTAAAAATTCTATAATTAGAAAATGGTAGAGTTAAACATGAAGAAGATTAAAAAATTTTTATCAAACTTATTTAAAAGGAAGATTACTCATGAGAAAATCAAAATCAATACTACTTGGCGTGATGACCCTAATGTTTTGTCTAATCGTCGGTACTACTAATGCCTGTGTACAATTTACTAATCATGATACCTACACTGTAGATGAAAGTGGATGTGTAGAATACTAAGATATTTCACAAGGATATATTTGAAGCAAGGATGCTTTCAAATAATTAAACTTTTGTGACTCCATACATCTTGAAGACACCTGTGGCGACTGTTCCGCTTGACATGTAAAATTGGATGCCATCGACAACTGAATTTGTTCCCAGCATACCTTTTCCAAAATTGCGGTACATCGTTCCTGTACTTTTGACGAAAATATTATCATGCATTAATTGACCTGGATAATCACTGCTTGGTGATGGAGAAGGGATATAAATTGCTTTTCCACTCAACCCCTCTCCAGAAGAATTACCTAGATCAGTCATGATTTTAATTTTGGAATCACTATTACTATCACTTATCGAATCTGACCCAGAACTCGAAGACAATCTCATTCTTACCCATCTATATCCAGAACTTTCCCAGCTACTTCCCGTATCCACACTCATTTTAACTCTCAATTCTACTCCATCGGTAGTAGGACTGACATTTGTATAAGTAAAAATATAATAGAGATAAGTCAAATCATCAAAACTCGCTGTAAAATCCACGGATGCCGAAGCACTAGCTGTCTGAGTTTCTAGATAGATCACTGAGCTTCCTGAAGTTTTAGCAGCATAATTAAGTCCAGATGCCTGAGTGCTATCACTTATCAGGACATGCGTATCAGTGCCCACACCAAGATCCGTGTAAACAGATGTGGTTCGAGTAAGTATATCACCCTTTGTAGTCAATTCAATTGCTGAGAAAGTCCCTGTGGAACTTTCAAAGATTGCCAATCCATCATTATTAATATTTATTGCATTAGTTGTAATCGTCATGATGCATTCAGTCCGTAGAGATAAAATGTTCCCACTTCAATATTTCCCGAAGAGAATTGAAATCTCAGAGCATCTATTGCACTCGTTGTACTATTAATAGCTCCTCCCCAGAATCCATTTAAAACATTTCCAGTATCTTGAGAATAAAGTTGCCATTCTATCGAGTGTCGTGTTTGTGTCGGATCTCCACTAGGAAGCAACCAAAACCATCCTGCAATACCTTCTCCTCCAGCATTTCCAATCGCTTCGGAAGTTTCTATGGCACTTGCTGAAGTGCTATGTCCATCATTAATTGTTCCTGATCCCACATCAAAAATGCGATAGACATAACTGTATCCTGAGCTGATAAATGAAACCCCATTATCAATGCTCATCAAGGTTTGAAGAGATACGTTATCTGTGGCAGGATGTATATTTACAGCTCTGACATGAAAAGAAGCATATGTTGAAGTATCTAAATTTGTAAAATCGATTGTAGCTGAGGAACTAGCTGTTTCCGATCCGATTAAAACCCAATCTCCAGTGAACGGAAGATCATTCCATATAAATCCAGTCGCTTCACTCGAATCCAAGGTGAGGACCTTTTCATTAGCTCCAAGAGTTAAAAAGGTATAAGCTGATCCATCATATACGAGTAAATCCCCCTTAGCAGAGGCGTCAGCACCTGAAAATGCGCCCGTAGTACTGTTAAAAATCTGTAGGCCTGAGCTAGAAACATTTGCTGTATTCTCCGTTGTCATGATCTCATTCCGTAAAGATAGAAGTTTCCATCTGTGATATTTCCACTAGACATATAGAATTGAAAACCATTTATCGGATCGGTCGCATCGGTTATTGCCCATCCCCTAGAAGTCAATGATTGACCCCCACTTATATTAGTATGATTTGATGATGTGAAAGTAAATCCCTGTTGTAAATATGTTGAGGGATCACTGCTATTAAAAATAAAAGCCTCTCCACTAAATTGTAGATTCCTAGTATCACCGCCATCAGTGGCATTTATTTGAATGTAGCTCCCCGAGGAACTATATGGATAAACAGCATCTCCAGTATTATCTCTTATACTTTCACGGGCATATTGGTATCCGCTTGATCTCCATGATAATCCATTATCTGTACTTAGGCGAAATAGAAATGAGAAAGTTGTACCTGTATGAGTTACATTCTGCCATACGAGCTTATAGCCATTGTAACAGTCTGCATCCTGAAAATTATTAAACTCAATGGTGCTGCTACTACTTGCTGTTGCCGAAGAAATGAATTCAAAGCTTGGACAAGCCCATCGCCAACCTACATCTTGAGTATCATCGGCCTTTAAAACATATCCATCCATTCCAACAGGAAATCGTTGATGTGCAGTCCCAGTGTATCCTAGCAAATCCCCTTTCATTGTCAATGAAGTTGCATCGAATGTTCCGAGAGTTGCATTGAAGTCTTGAATGCCGTCATCATTAATGTTTAGAGCATTAGTTACAACAGTCATCCTACAACCCAACTCCCTATCGAATTGATAACTCTGAATTTATTAGCTTCAAGACATACAATCCATACACAATCGCCTTGATTTAGAGAGTCAATGTATCCTCCAGCTCCAGAAGTTGAAGTAGAATTTCCGAATCGAATTTGATCCGATGCGTTCTGTGCGATCCTGATCCTCCCAGCACCTTCTTGATAGGCTGCGAAAGTATCACCCACCGTAGCCGAGGGCAATGTGAGCGTGATAGGTAACGCATTATTGCCAAAAATTCCCTCACCTCCGATTGCGAAAGTTGCCGATGTACCTGTTTCTTCACGCCAAGTTAACCCTCCTCCTGCACCGCCTGCATTGATTGTGATTGTATTTCCTGAACCTGTTACTGTCGCTCCCCCCGAACCCGCTATCGTTACATTTCCATTGGCATCAGGACTGAGTGCTCCGCCACCTCCACTTCCAGTTAAACTTAAGATTGGTGCGAGTGATGTTGATCCCTTCAGAGAGAGAAAACCAGTCGTAGCATCCATCTGGAATTGAGCACTATTTGCAGAGATCACACCAGCCTTAGTAACTGATTTAGCGGCATCTGTAGTCAGAGTTGCCACTTGGAGATCGAATAGAATGTCATTTGTTCCAGGAGATCTCAATGAGAAAAGGGATTTCGCATGTGTCCCATTGTTGACTATCTGCCCCTTCAAGGTCACAACACCAGAACCATCAGCAGTAGCATTATTGGTGTCGTCAAGAGAAAACATTATAATTGGAGGTGAAGTAGTGCTTCCAACTAGAGAGATCATCCCAGAGGTTGCGTCCTTCTGAAATTGAGTATCATTGAAACAGGCTATCCCACAGCTATTCGAATTTGCTGGAGTTGCAGTAACTAATCCAGCCAATTGGATTTCATAATCAATATCATGGGTTGGATCTGACTCAGTTCCCTTTGCATAGAGAGGGAATCCAGAGTTTGTTCCTGTTGCTACCACACTACCATTAACAGTGATGTCACCAGCACCAGATGGGAGAACAGTTGTTGTGTTCTGAGCTGTCAGAGACGCTAAACCGCCTCCACCTCCTCCAGATCCAAGCTGAACCCATGTAGCTACATTAGACACGATCTTAGATAGAAGCCATAGCTCACCTTCAGATCCCGTTGTAGGGCTTTTAGATACTTGCCAAATACAAGTGATCGGATAGCGTTTCCCAGTTTCAGGTTGTCTCCAATCAGCACTAGTTGGACGACGTGCACGTGTGACAGCAGGGACAACACCATTCGAAATACCTTTATAATCTGTCGGATTTTTGGGACTAATCCCTGAGTAACTCATCTGATTTCCCCACAAGTAAATCAATTTCTTCTGAAGTCGCTCCTAACATCTCAGCTAGTTTTGCTTTCAATTCTGATTTTCTTTCTTTGTCAGCTTTTATTTTCAATCTTCTTTTGTCATGCTCGATTCTATTTTTTTCCCATTCAGCCTTGAGAATTAATTCCTCATCTTCAGTCAATAGTACTTTATTTCCATTGACCATTTTGTGTAATTTGCTCATCTATACTCCTTCGGTTACTTTATAAAGATAGAAAGTCCCTTCAATAAATGTGCCAACACTAGGAATTATTTGAAATCCATCGTCATCTTGCGCCACCGTTCTGATACCTGAAAATTGTACTTGATCGCCATCAGTACCATAACAATTCCCAAAAACAGTTGTATTTCGAGATGAATTTCCAATATTCATTACATAAATTTTTAAATAAGCACGTCTACCACTGTTTGTTGTAGTTAAGTTGGAACTCATTTTCGTTTCGATTAATGTATCTGCGGCATTTGAGTTAGCGATAGAAGCAGAAGCTGCTGTTCTTCCTATAGCACTCCATGAATAGTCGGTTGCCCCACTTTCAAAAGTGCCACCTTGAACTTTTGTTCTTATGTTGATTAAACGATTATCACTCGAGTTATCACCAAAGAGAACATCTTTTCCAACGAGAAGATAAAGGTCTTCAGAAAGACTCGTGAAGTCTATTGTCGCATCTGATGAAGCTGTCGTAGTACTGATCAATTGAAAACTTCGATATGATGTAGGTGCAGCAGGAGCCGCCCATTTCACTCCAGTTGTTTCAGCAGAGTCGGCAGTGAGAACATCTCCATTTGTTCCAATTGCAAGTCTAGCATCAGCAGTCGAATAAGTGTAAATATCTCCTTTTGTAGTTAAAGGAGAAACAGTGCCAGCTTGGTTTGTTTCATCAAGTTTATTGCTAAAGGGATTATATTTAAAAGGCATTATTATTCCTTATGTTGAATATTCAGTAACGAAAAGGCTAGTATTTGCTACACCCCCATAAATGCGACCAGTAGTATATCCATTGACGGAACTCCCTGCTCCGACTTCATTGCCGACTCTTAATTTAAATGTAGTGGGTGAAGTGCTTGTGGCTGAAACATATGTTTTGATTGATCCAGACATTGAATAATCTGATACCGAAGTATCTGCCGAAGCATTTAGTGAAGTAGCAGCTATCGCATCACTAGTAGAATCTCTGAATATAGCCATACCCATTTTTCTCTCAACACCATCAATTGATCCCATGCAAGTAGCCTCAATAACTAAAACTGACGAAGCTGATGTAGGAGTTATTGAAACAGTCAATATCTCATCTCCTTCAGTCTGTTGCGGAATTGTATCGTCCCATGGTAATATCGTAGAATTGATCGTTAATGCACTGGTTGCATTTCTAATTTGTTGAACTACAACTCCACCGCCAGAGGCATTTTGAAATGTGGGTAATGCTGAAGCTCCATTCGATGTAAGAACTTGTCCTGAAGTCCCCACGGAAGCTATAGATTGATGTGCTCCTGAACTTGTTGTACCTCCACAAATTACTGCATAGGCAGTTGCCGAAGCCCTTCCAGATCCACCATCACCAACAGCCAAATCCGTCGTGAGGGCAATACTACTTACAACAAGATTTCCAGAATCATCTAAAGTTGCTACCGACCCTTTTATGGAAGTTCCCGTTATTCCATCCCATCGAACTAACGAACTGTCGATCACAGCTGTTCCAGGCCCAACTACATCAGCAGTATTTATTACACCCGTATCATCTAAATTGTTAGTGAAAGGATTATATTCGTATGGCATTAACTCTCCTTAAGTGAAATAAGTAGCTCTAGAGTCCCAAGCATATTTAAACTGTGGTCCACTGTCAGGCAGTTGGTAACGAGTAATATTACTTCCAGAATAAGTATTTTTAATTATGAACCAAGATGTATCAGTAGTAGTTGCATTTGCTTCTCTATTATATCCTACATACTCGATGTTATCTCCAGAGTAAGACATACGCTTCTCAAGGAACATGCCAAGATCCCCACGGATCTCGGCTAATGTGTAATCTTTAGTTGTTTGCTTCTGAGTCATAGTTCCTCCTACAAGCCAGCAGTGATGATTCTATATCTCACTTGCACAAACATTTCAGAGTTGCCAGCCGCAAAGTTGGCATTTAAGTTATCTAAAACTAGTGCTTGGTTTACACATCCAGCAGCAGCTACAATCGCATCTTTGATAGGTACTGCACTGGTTACTGTATCAGCAGCTTGATCAATGAATCCTGTACATTCAATTGTATCCGAAACCTGAACACCAGAGGCATCCGTGTATTTGATACCCATGTTGTCGCCAGCTTCTGTGTACTGAATTGAGTTGTAGTTAAGGATTAATTTAGCGCCAAGGAACTCCACGATCTTATCAGCTCCAGGAGCTGCGACTAATTCTTTTGGAGTAGTAGCAAGAGCTAAAAGTTCTGCTGTGCTCACCGTGATCGTTGCAGTTTGTAGATAGGATTCATCGACATCTAGGCTTAGTGTGCCCGCTCCCAATGTTGCAGCAATCGAAGTATTCGCAGATCCTATTGTTGCGAATGCTGGATCAGCCCCCGTGGAACCAATTAATACTTGTCCATTCGTTCCCACAGCAATAGGATCAATCACAGAAGTTCCACCACCAACTAAGACGGCATGATCAGTGAGTGTTGCAGGAGAACTTGGAACGATAATCCATGTACCTGCTTTATTGAATGTGTATTCTTGATTTAACCAGATCCACTTTTGACCTACTGGATAATCTGTGTCAGAATTTGTGGGTGCTCTAGAAGCAATTACTGGTTGTGGAAAAACTTCGATTGAAGATTCACCAACTCCTATCGCTCTTTTAATTTTTGATTGGTTAGCCATTTTTTCTCCCATAAAGAAATTTTTTATCTTTAACTTCCTTGTAAAATCTTTATTTTAATTGGTAAACCTATTTTTTTTCTCTTGCAGGAAAGCATCGGCAAGCATATACTTGCATAAAAGTGAGGATCTATGGGTGAATTAGAGTTTTTAACATGTCAAGAATTTGCAGATAAATTAAAGATTCCGAGGGATCTTGTTTACAGCATGATCGACAGTGGTAGAATCAAAGCTATTCGGCTGTCGGAGGGAATTAAAGCTCCTTGGAGAATACCTTACACAGAACTTCAAAGATTACATGCTCAAGCATATGAGGAAAAAGATGACTAAGAAAAATGATGATTATGATTTCAATGATCGACTAAATAAACTTTTCACTACGAAAGAAATGAAAAATTCGATGATCGCTACGTCTATGGGCATGTCTGCTGTGATGTGTAGTTATATTGTTGAGAGCATGAATATCAGGGATATTCCTGTTGATGTGCGTTATGCCGTAGCGATGACATCTGGAAATATGCTTGCAATTATGACTGCTGATGAAGTAGCTGTACCAGTTGACTTGACTGAGAATATGGAAGATATTAATGAGCAAACTGAAGAATCAATCTATCGCAAGTTTGTTAAGGTCGTAAAGATGATTCATGCGGATATCTTGGAGAAAGAGAAGGAAGATCTCCTATGATAGAGTTTCTATTTTTTATCACTGCGTGGAGTTTGATGTCATGGTATCTCAATGATTGGAGCCTTTAATCTTCATTTTCAATATCAAGATTCTTCCATAATCCATAGATAACCCAAGGGTTGCTATTCTTACTGTCCATTGCCTTTCTGAATACATTCCTTAGTCTTGGATTTTTAGCTATCCTTAGTAGTATCGGTGCAGCCTTTCTACCCATCAAAGTTTTATACACACCAAATTTAAACAAGCCGAACAATGTTATTATGTCTTTTGCACCTTCACCTAGATTATCCCAAAGATCTTGAGCTTTTGTTGCGAAAGGATATTTTTCCTTTTCAACCTTAGTCTTAAACTTCTCAATGATTTCATCTCCACGCTTGGAAGGAGGTGTAAATTCCTTTAGTGGCTTATCTTTTAATTTATTGTAAACCTTGAGTCTTTGTGATGATTTCTTTTGGAAGTTAGCCACATCATCAATAAATTTAAGTCCGTCTTTGCCAGCGACATCTTCGATAGCCTTTCTGTTTTGTGGGTTACTTAACCAGTCTTTTATCTCCCTAGCGGATAATTTCCCACTATCATTGACCCATTTCTTCGATGCTGATTGGATCTTTTGATTTTGAAGATACTCAATAATCTCTTTCTTATTAGGGTTATCCTTTATCGCCTCTCTTATCCGCGCGTTTCCTGCCTTATCATTCCACATACCAGCCAAATCTCGAGACTTAGCAGGCTGGTTAATTTTATTGGTAACCCATCTTTCGAGTTCTTTATTCTTATCCATACTAGTCATTTTATTAATAGGCTTTTTAGATAAAATTATCTCATCAGCAAGCTTCCTTGAATCTTCATCCAAATGTCGCTTCATTTCACGATAAAACTTCTCAGCCTTATCCGACTTCATACCATTCATTTCTTCCAGAAGCTCTCTTTGAATCTCTTTGTATTGCTGAGGGGAAACAGCCTCTTTAACCTTTTGAAGATCACTTGGTTTTTTGATCATTTTGGATATGTCTTCAGTCTTGAAATTCGGATTTCGGATCTTCTTTATGATTGGGTTGTCGAAAGTTTTAGCCTTCTCCATAAAGATCTTTTCAGCTTCAGTCCACATTTTATAAAGTTCGGGTTGAGGCTTCAGCTCTTCTCTTATCATTGATTTGATTTGCTGGTTAACATCTTTGACAATATCTCGGATAGCAGGGTTAATATTTCCATATTTCGCTAAACTGCCACTTCTCCTGCCAAGCTCCATTAGTTTTTCAAAAGTTATTGGATTTGTAGCAGTGAGAGATTTTATTGTTCCATTTTGAGAAACCTCAAAAATCCCCCCAAGATCTCGCATTAAATTCTCGACGATTCCCAAGGTTTTACTGTAATCTTCTGGAGTCGTCCTGAATGTTCCACGAATCTTATCAAACTTGTCATATGCCTTTCTCACTACGGAATTTGCATTTGGGGTCATTTCGGTAGTAGCTTCAGCGACAAGGTCATATCGAGGTTTGTATTCATCTTTTGCAGCTTTAACTCTTCTTTTGATGTCAGATTGCACGCTTTCACCAAGGTCTTGACTTGACTCTGCCCTTTCAGCTATTTGATCTAATTGCTCTGTAGAGACTTTCTCTCTTTCAATATCCTTCAACTTACTTTTTAGGCTAGGAGCTTCAATTTCTTCGGGAACTTCAGTTTTGATGTCATCCCAGAACTTTTTCTCAACTTTTCGATCTCGGAGCTTTTGACCTTTAACCTGTGAGTTAGCAGCAATCTCCTCTGCTAATTCAGTTTCCTTTCGGAGCGTTGAGAACACCGATTCTGACACATCCTCGATCTTTTCAAGATTAACCCCATTTTCCTCTAACCCTCGTGAAATTTTGTTAATTAGTTCGTAAGGGTTTGCACCAGCCTCGATATTTTTTTCCAGGAGACCCTTGATTGCTCTTATACCAGCTCCTCCAGTTTGCAATACAGCGTCAATAGCTGCCCAGGAAGCACCGTGTTCGATCATGTCGCTAGGGTTAGGCATCTTACCTTTAAATATGTCCTCTATGGCGTTCTTTGAGGCTCCTACACCGCCAGCCTTTGCAATATTGAATAATGAATTGACAGCTTTTTGCCCAAGACTCGCTCCTTCACCAACTAAACCTGGAAGCTTGAAAATCTTCATCAGCCCAGCAACGGGAGCAAACTCACCAGTAAGTTTTGTCATTCCTTGCACAGCTTCAATTCCAGCCCTTTCATCTTCTGGTAGTGTAGAAATATCAACTGGTTTCATTCCTGGAATATTTTCACTTAGACCTAATGACGCACCACTAGCTAAAGATTTTCCAGCTTCCGCATAAACTGGTAATGCTTGAGGTCCTCCACCACCACTAATTTGAGACTGCATGGCAAGTGATCTTCCAAAGGAATCAGCCATTTTTGACCACCAAGATTTATCTTCATCTTCACTTAGATCAGAAAGTTCAAAAAGAGGCTTAATTCCTTCATATAAAGATTTTTCTTCAGCAATAGAGAATCCCTCTGGAAGTTCGCCAATATCTTCAACTTCTTCCTCGTCTTCGGCAAATGAAAACCCCGCAGGGAGCGTTCCTAAATCTGGACCCATTTATCTTCCACCCATTTGTATTTTTTACCTTCTGGACCATTAATAACCTTGTCCTTTGGGGCATTCTTTAATTGTTCTTGGATCTGACTGGGAGCTTCATTATAGATTCCCCTCTTTGCCGATTCTTCATTCCATCCGATAACATCATCATAAATCTTTTCAGATTCATTATCAAATTCTCTCAGAACATTCATTGGAGGATTACCATTCCATTCATCGACAAGTTGTTGCCTTTGTTGCAATCGTCTTTTTTGCTCAGAAAGAAGTTTAGTCATCTCTATCTGTTTACCTCTCTGTGCCCATCTAGATTCGTTATTACTAATCCTAAAGTTGTCATTGATCCAAGCGAGCTTAACTCCAGATACTTGACCAGTAGGATTGTAGATCTTAAGGATAGGTTCTAGTGCTGCTGCTGATGCTAATGCAAGCTGATTGCGCTTCTGCAAATTGAAAGTCCCTGTCCCTGTAGTCTCCTCAATCAAAGCCCCAATGTGTTGCATATCTCTAAGAGCTGAATCTACCTTTGCAGTCTCTTTAAATATATCAATTTGCTCCTTAGCTGACAATTCTTGCCTCTTCTTCTCGTAAGGAGTCAAAGGTTTAGTTTTATTTCTCTCAGCTTCTTGTTTAATATCTAGTTCACGATCTTTTTGTTTCTTCTTAATATTAAATTCTTCTTGCTTCTGAGCTTGTTCCAATTTTTTAGCTTCTAAGGTAGCCTTATTCTTGGACGACTGAGCATAAATATCAGAGGCTGACTTTCTCTCTTGAAAGGGAACATTCTTAGCTGTCATGATTGACATCATAATATCTTCATCACTTTCTCCTGCTTCTTTACGTTTTTGTACATCAGCAAGCATGTCTTGAAGGGCATCTTCCTTCCCAGTTTTCTTAACGTTCTCTGCATAACCGCCAAGAAATTCATTCCCAAATTTACCAAGGGCTGAACCCCAGCTTGGCATATCTACTACTTGTACTGCTGGCATATCTACCCCCCGAATGCTGCTTTACCTGCCGCCTTCCCTGCTCCTTCTGATAATGCATTTAACATCTGCATTAGAGGACTAGCTTGGTAAGCAAAGGTCTGCATGTTTAATAATTGATTAAGTCCACCTTGCTTTCGTTGCAAAGATTGCTGTTCGGCATTAGACATCATTCCTGCCAATTGAGCATTGAGGTTGCTCTGAACATCAGTTCCTGCTTTAGCTAGAGCTCCACCAGCATAACTAGAATTCTGCAAATTTTTACCCCTAAAAGCTCCTGTGATACCTGGGACTGTCTGCTCTTGGAATTGTTGATATGCAGGTTCAGCATATTGCTTTGTGTATTGTTCTCTTACCTTCTCAGGATCGAATCCAAATAAATCTCCAAATGCACCACCCCCTCCACCTAGAGCCTGGGTCAATTGCTGAAAAATCTGTTGTTGTTCTGGAGACAATGAAGAAAGTTTATCTGGTTCTAGAAAACTTAAAGTATTTCCATATCCAACTTCTTCACCTTGTTCATTTAAACGATAAGCCATATTTATCTCCCTATGTAATTATAGTCCATGTGACTGCTTCTGCTGTTGTTCTACTCGTTAACATCCAGGCTGAATTTGTATCGGTGCGAACCCAAATATCTCCGATGTCAAAATTCTTATTCGTTGGTGAGCTAGCTGACGGATCGGAAGTCATATTTATCTTGCCAGCTTTACCATTAGCATTCATCGAAATATCTGTATATACATCATTTAGTTGACGATAAAGCTCAGGATTATCTTTTCCAAGTTCCTGACCCCAATTGTATCTTGTTGTTAATCTACTCATATCATTCTTCCCCCAGGTTTAAAGCCAGGTTCAATAGCGTGAATTTTCACCCTTGTACCAGGCTGTTTATTGGAAAATTTAAACTGGATCATTCGGGCATTCTGGTTAATGAATACTTTCCTCCAGACCTTATATGAAATCTTACCCTGTATGTTTTGCATACTGGCTTGTAGAGAGAAGTCGAGTGATGTGACTTGCGTTGGAGTTTCCTCATCATTAGCGAAAACTTCGATATCGAGGATTGTTTGTTCTGGATTTCCCCTTAAATCAGTCGAGAGTGTTTGAGTAGCTTCAACATAGAGATAGATATATCCGCATCGAACTTTCATACCTTGATCGCTAAATGGATTGAAATTCTTGGTGATAAATTCGAATGGAATGGTTCTTGATATTGTACCACCACTTATATAGGCGGTTATTGATACAGGATTGTCATCATTGAACTGAACTCGGACAGTATTGCTATCGACCACAGAAGTGACATATGCGACTTTATTATTAATCTCAGTAGCTCCAGAAACTCCAGCGAAAAATACACTATCCGATGTTGTAAAGTTGTGATGATCTAGAGTGATTTCTAACAAGAGAGGATCAGGATCGCTCGAGACCGTAGTGACATTCCAGATGTGGAGGGGATTATCTTCGCTATCAGATGCTGAAAATCTCCATAGTTCCCCTTCATGTCCACCCAGTACTGAGATAGGAGATCCAGCACTGAACCCGATTTCATTCCATGTTGCATAAGCAGCAGCAAACTCTTTCCATGTCTTATATTTTAGAGTATAATCCCAATCAATATCGAATGAAGTGAAGTACTGACCTGCACAATTTCCAGGCACTTTGAATATTGCGAATGTATTTTCATCATAGTTGTTGACTAAGATCTGATTGCTTACTTGTTCCCCAGGAGTCGGATAAAGTAGGATATGATTATTGTCATCATCGACCACTCCTGAAAAGCAAGCGTCGAAATTGTCTTGATCAATCTTTTCCATCCCAAAATCAGGTATTTTTTCATCATTTCTTTGAACTTGATAGCCGTCTGTAATAGTAAATCCATACTGTGAATAAGCTTTGGTTAAATTAAGGTAAGATATTGGGGAGAATGGAGCACCACACCCACGACTTGAATCTATGCGGTCAATTATGAATGGAACTATGTCGTTTCCAGTATATTTCATGACCCAAGTTTCTCGCTCAGTATAGATAATCAGGTCATCTCTATTCTCTACAACTCCCATGATCCAATAAGCTGAAGGGATGTCAATTACTCCTGCACCTATAGCTGCTGTTGTGAAGTCATCTCCGCTTTGTCCTGTTCCGCTGATTCTGAT